GGCAGGGTCAAAGGCATCGTCGCAACTGCCCGCGCCGCAGTTTCGGAAAAAATAATCTCGCGCTTGCCGTTCGGACCAGCGGTAACCCGCTGAAAAGCCTTCAACGGGTGAAAACAGGGCATGACCCATCACAACCGAATTCCGCCCCGCATAGGCGCACCGCGCAGGTTCTTACCGTGGACTCTCGCCCCGGACTTGCTGAACTGGCGGCGGCTGGACTTCTTGGACATTTTGAATCGTTTCACGTGGAACCTCCTTAATGGAACAGTTAACGGCGAACCCTGCAAAAACAAAGACTAGTAGAAAAACCATGGAACGCAACCTCCTTTGGTGTCACCTAGACCATTTGAGATCAAGTAGATCAAATGGTCAAGCCCCCGCTGCGACTGTTCCCGCAGCAGGAGCAGGAGTGCCCAAAGGCACGGTAGCCGCTGGCGCGGCAGGATCGGCCACAAGCCCAAGGCGAATTGCTTCGCCCTGGTTGGCCGGATTGTCGAGGAAGGCGAGGAGCTCGCCTGGATCGTTCCGGAAACGGGAACGGATCGAAGACGGAAGGGCCCCGAAGGCTTCCTGCGCGCCAATGACGAAATTCATCGCGCCCTGATAATCAAGTTCCTGAAGAGCAACAACATCGGCGAAACGCGCCGAAGAAGAATCACCCTCAAGAATGCCGGTTTCAAGATACCGAGCCATAATGCGATTCACGTCACATTCATCGCGGAAAGACTGCTTTGTCCGGCCGTGAGCCGGGAAAGTAAGAGAAACAGAACGCTTGGGAGCGTAAGGAAAAACAACAGGAAGAGGAGAATCGGAGGAAAAACGAAGCAAGAGTGACATAAAAATCTCCGAAAAGTAATAGGAAAAAAGTAATAACCAAGAGTGGTAGAACTGACGCGCTTCGCTTGTCGGGGTCCCCGTTCAAAAAACGAACGGGAACCCTAGAGTAAAAAACAACCTCGCTAATACTTAGCGAAACAAAGCCAAAACCAAAAACTAACGGCCCGGAACCGGAACCGAACCGCGAATCGACTGAACACCGCGGTTAATGATGCGCATGACCTCGCCAAACATTGAATCATCAATTTTGCCCTCAGTCCGCAAAGCCTTAAGACGCTCTTCAACAGAAGCCGCTTCCAAACCGAGATTCGTCGTCCGCTGAGCAGATTCCTTAGCAGACGCCTCGGAATGCGCTTGTTGAGCGCCTGTAAGCCCAAACTGAGCCCCAGAAAGACGCTCAAGAGCAGACTTCAACTTGGTATCCGCCTGAATCTGCGGAACCTCCGACAAAATCTTGAGGCGGGTAGCCTCCTGAACGTGAACCTGAGAATCATTCACCGCCGCTGCTGAACTTGCCTGACGCGCTTGCGCTTCCATCAAATGCTGTTGCATTTGCTGGCTGCGCTCCTGCTCTTTAGTAAGCCCAACTTGAGCAGTATCCGCATCGCTTCGCGCGCTGTTGACCTGCAAACCCCCGGACGTACCCCCGGGGGAACCAACAACCGAAGTCGGCGAAACCCCCTTGGTCGCCGCTAAGACCGGATTCAAGCCGGCCGAACGCATGTCATCGACGGCCGCTTGATGCGCTGTCGACCGAAGATAAACCGTCCGCTCAAACGCCTCGCGAGCTCGCTCCTCGGCATTCGAATCGTCCTGATTCTTGCCGAGAATTCCAGCGCCTAAATCCGAAATCCAGCCCATGGCAGCCCCTTAGAAGTGATCAATCAAACCCGGCACAGAATAAACAGGCATCGGACGTGCACACCGAAGTTGGAAAAAGCCGTCCATAATGAAATGGGGCTCAGAGGGAACCGCAATCACACGATCAACCGGGGGATCTTCGACAATAAACGTCGAATCCAAGACCGGAAGCGTCGCAAAATCCTGCGACAGATGCCACGCATCGAGCGTACCGGCCGCGTTAGAACGCATGATGCCAGTGATCTTAGAGGGCTTGTAACGATACTCCGCATATCGTTCCTGATACCCAAAAACCTCGTCATCGGCTGCTGTGCCCTGCGCCATGATTTCCTTGTTGAGCACGGCCTGCTCGCCAATGTGAGCCAGCGCCGGCCAATAGAAATCGAAACGCGTTGAACGCGAGAACATCCGATCAAGCCCTTGTTGATACGTCAAATCAGCACGAACCGAGGCCAACCCAATAATCACGCAGTGCTCAGTGAAGGACATATTGAAACCATGACCCGAAGCCAGCGCAGTACCAAAAGCCGCCAAGTTACCCTGCGGCGAAGTACCGGAAGTCTCGGACGTTTGCGGAACGGTACTAATGTTCACACGCGTGGAACCACCACCGAGATACTCCGGGCGCTGAAGGCGCGCATCAGGCGACGTCACGCCGAAATGCGACTTGATAATCTCCGTATACCGGGAACCACCACGCGCATCCCGTTCATAAATTTTCTGAATCTGAAACGCCTGCCGAAGCGAGTTAATTGTCGCCGCCGAAGCGTTCGTGAGATCGGCCTGCAAACCCGTATTCGCGCCGAACTTAAGGTTACCCGACCAACCCGTCGTAGCACTCACGACGAACTGATCGCTCCCACCGCCGGCCATCAGGTTACGTTCTGTAGTACCGGTTTTCAGCGCGATAGTCGTATCGTCAGTCAAAACCGGCGCCGTCGTACCCAGCGGAATCGTCACGCCGGGCCCCTTTTGCGGCCACGGAAGCGACGACGTGAAATAGTCGTGGCGTTTCCCTCGCCGCAACAGCACATAATCCGTCGGCAGATCGGGACCATCATCACGATCAACAACGACGGAATCCTGCAAATTCTGATCCCGGAACCATTCGTTGTAAATCAGGTTGTACGCCCGATGCCACAGTGACGAATGTGTCATCCCGGGAACACCAATCGGCAATCCCATGTAGTCGTGTAACGAACCAACAGCGTACCCCGTCACCGCCGTGGAAACCATCTGAGGCACCGTGTAGTCAGTGCTGTCGCCCGGATCGACCTGTTCGCCATTGAACTTTTGCCAGTTGTCCCAAATGAGGCGAATCGGCACCGCGAAAAAATGCGTGTCGAGGTAGATGTTGTCCATGATCGGAAAAATCGGAGTCGCCAAACGAGCAAACAACGTCGCGCGAAGATTAAACGTATCCCCGGGAAGCGCCTCATCGACAAAGACCGGAACAAGATAGCCGGCATCGAACGCCGTCTTATACCCGCACGAACGATCAAACGAGCTGCGCGGAATCTCCGCCTGAGGAACTTCACTGAAACGGTGTTTCATCACCGAAGGATTGCGATGCATATTTATGCCCCTTTAATTTCGTCGCCCATGGCGATCAGTTGAACAAGAGACCCTTCAACATCCCCAGTATCAGAGTTGAAGGAGCCGATCTCGTAAAGCCCAAAATCCTGCGGGTACTTCGTAACGAGACCGCCCGAGTGCTGAACCTCGTTAGCGAAAAGCCGCAAGGCCACTTCGGAGTTTTCCGCAGGGAAAGGCGCAACAAAATGGTTGGATTTAAAATCACGAATCGAGAACAGCTTCATACCTCAATACTCCTTTTAAGATGAGTTAACTTCGCTTGCAAAACCTTTTCCCGAGCCGCTAAACGGTCGGGGGTCCCGTGCGCGTTGGCGAACGCTTTCGCCTTGGCTTTCCGGGCTTTCTTGACTTGTTCCAAGAGGACCGGATTGTCCTTTTCCAAGAGTCGGTCGTAATAACGAGGTGAACGAACTTTGCGACCCTCAATAATGCAGAAATCATCGGGGTAAACATCCTCAGAATAAGCATTGAACCAACCTTTACCAATGCCGGGATTAAGAGACATCGCGTTGTATTCTGGCTCAACTTGATAAATCTCGCCCGTCTCAACATCGACCCGCGAATAATGCTCAGCCGCAGCAGAACCAGTGACCTTCTTCATGCAGTACCGCGCAACATAAGCCGCCGACTGAAACGAAACCGAACCGATCGACGCAAAACCGAGACCCCAAATACGATCGAGCGTAGGTGAACGCCAAAGCGTCACCCCTCGCTTTTTGCTGATCGCCGTGCGATCAAACAAAAAATCCTCCCCGAAAAGGATGCAGTGGTAATGAGGCCGGTCGCCCTTGCTACCGTACTCACCGCACATGTAATAGGAAACGCGCCTACCGCCCAGATGCTTACGAAGCCGTTTCATAAATTTCTGAAAATCCGGTTTCTGTAAGGTGCCACCCGGGGGAAGATGCTCTGGAGCATAGGTCAACGTCAGGAACGAACTACAAGGCCACAACGTGGCCTCGTGAGCGCACCGAAGAGCCCAAGCTTTCGCCCGGTCCAATCGGCATCCAGTACAACGACCACACGGCAGGGTCAAAGGCATCGTCGCAACTGCCCGCGCCGCAGTTTCGGAAAAAATAATCTCGCGCTTGCCGTTCGGACCAGCGGTAACCCGCTGAAAAGCCTTCAACGGGTGAAAACAGGGCA